GCCACCAACTGCCCGGTGGCGCAGTGGCGCCTTGAGACGGCTGCGAGCGCTACGGCGACGACCTGGGACCTTGTTGGATACGTCCCGGCAGCGACGCTGCGGTATGTACATGCAGGCGTCGCGGCGGGTCCGCACTGCTATCGGGTGAAGGGCGTTACCGCGGACAACTTCACGACTGCCGGGAGCGCTGTGCTTGCGAGCTCGTGCAAGACGAACAGCGCGCCGCCCCCGCCGAATCCGAATCCTCCGGGCCCCGTGCTGGTTGTAACGAATCCCACGGCCTACGAGGTCCGACCGAATTCCACCGGGACGATGACAGCCTCCCGCATAGGCCTCGTCCCTTTGGGCACGTTATGCACTTCAGAGACGCGAGTCGCGAGTGGCGTGACATACAACCGTATCGACCCCGGCACCGTCGATTTAATCAACTGGCCAAACCGCTTACCGCCGTCGGATGTCTTTGCCCGATGTGCGGCGGGCTGAAGCAGCCGCAATCCTCTGCCTGCCGGTCCTGTTATCTCGCGCGCATCGCAGTCCACGGGCGGCCGAAGAAGATCAGCGGCGTGGCGCGCTCGGTCATGATCGTTGAGGTGTCGTGGGACCGGAACGGATTCAGGATTTGAATGGGGATCTTGATTCTTCGCTCATCGGCCGGAAGCGGTGGTGGTGGCAGTGATCTCGTCCTCAGTAGCTGGCGCAACTCCACCAAGTCGCTCGCGTGGCTCTATCCGGCAACCGACGCGAACAGTTCCTCGCACTGGCGTCACAGGCGAGCTCCGGCCGGTATTCCCTGGTCGATTCCCCTCGGGATCGTAGGCGGAGGATGGCCCTACAACTTTGATCTGATGTCGAGCCCGACCGGAATGGAGATCCGGCATGTCGGCCGCGACGTAGGACGGCCTCCGTTCTACTCGTACCTGCACTGGGAGAGTCCAGTTGCGGGAACGGGCTACAACGTCAGCGTGCGCGCGAGGGATCAGAACGGGACTTCTGTCACGCGAAGCTGGACGCTTGACGTATACGCCGCAAACGACACGACGAAGTTCCTGTTCCTGGTCTCCGCAAACGGAGACACGATCAATGACTGGTACCTGAGCGACGAAGACGACGCGACTTACCAGAATCACCAAGTCTTTTACACGGGCGATTTCGACATCGGGGGCCTTGCTGGCGTGTCGTACGACAGCGGCTATCAGCTCCCGTGGGGGAACGCGAAGCCAAAGACGCATGTGGGCATCGGTGCGGGCGCCACGTGGCACGGCGTTGGAGCCTATCCCGAGATAGGAACGACGCAGCAGGGTCTGTACATCGCGGACCTTACGTACGACGACCCGGACGTGACGAACGGCACGAGCGTCTGGAACCAGCACATCAAGACGAACAATACGCCGTTGATCAATGGCGCGATCTTCCGCGTCACATTCAACGGAAACGGCACGCAGCCCTCAGGGCCAGGCGGTGCAAACCCATCGTGTATTGGCCTTGCGGAGGCTTTCGCCGCGGTGACCGGGCCCTACTGCATCGTGGGATGCATAGCGGATGGGGTGAACGATCAGGCACTGGTCCAGGTTTACAACGCACTGGACGCATTGAACGAGGGCTGGACGGTTCGCAATTGCGAAACGATCACGATGCACCACAAGGGCGGCGACATTCGACGTTGGACGAATCGCGGTCTTCGGGCGACGGAGAACAACACCTTCGCCGCCGGTGCGGGTTTCATGCAGCTGCAGTGGATCGCAGAGATTGAGGGGATGGAACGCTCGGACATCGAGTTCTCGTGGTCCGCGCTCAACGATTCAACCGCAATGGGCTGGTTCCAGGAAGGCAATGCCTCGGATGTGCAGGACCGGAACGAGGTTTTCCGCTGCAACCTGCGGGTCACGCACAACGAGACGCAGGCGAACAACGGAAGCCTCACGTTCGAAGACAACCTCATCCAGCACTCCGGCACGTATACGGACGGCATTCGCAACACGGGGTCCCTGGTGCCCACGAAGACCGACAACACGACCGGCACGAGCGGGCTGATCAATTCGACAACGGGGCTGGCTGTGTCGATCGATAACGCCCACGGCTGCGAGTTCACGGTCTAATGGCTGTCGCGTTCGAGTCTTCATCTTCCGGGAAGGACGAGACAGGGACCAGCAACACGGCAACGGCTGCATCGGTCAACGGCAACGTCGCAAATCCCTGCGTGATCGCCTTCGTTGCCTATCGCAACAATGCGAGCCAGACGGTCAGCAGCGTCACGCACGACGGCAACGCGATGACTGCAATCGGGTCACTCGTGTCATCCGGCGGCGGGTCCATAGCCGCGTATCGACGTGTTGGCACGAGTACGACGGGCAACGTTGTTGCGACCCTGAGCGCAGCCGCTCCACAGATTCATGTGCTTGCGTTGGTGTTCTCCGGAGTTGATCAGGCGACTCCTGCAGGCACGGAGTCCACGAGCAACAGTGGTGGCGTGGATGTCGCGGAGACCACAACGGCCGCGGTGAGTTCGTCGGCGACTGGACTATGCGTGGATGGTCTGTTCTGCAGGGCGGCCGCCTCGGCTATCACGGCGGATTCTCCCGATCAGACGGAGCGCGAAGCTGAGAGTTCGGCCGCCTCGGTTTTCTCTCGTGCGAGTACAGAAGCAGGCGCCGCATCTGTGACGATGCACTGGTCGTGGACCGGTAACACGCGCTACGGCCACATCGTCATTCCGCTCATTGCAGCTGCTGCAGCGGGTGGCACCGCGAAGCGTTCACCGTTTGACTCCCCGATCTTCAACAGCAGGATCTTGCAGTAATGGGCCGATACCTCGGATCTTGGAAGCTGGAGGACATCATCTATGTCCCTGCCCAGACTTCCGCCGTGACGACCGGCGCCGCTGCGGATGCCGATAGCGTTCCGACCTGGCGGATGTACGAGGACAATACCGCCACACCGGTCACGACGGGCTCATTCACGACCCTCAACTCCCAGACCGGTTTCTACATCGCCGCTATCACGCTTGCGGCCGCGATCGGGTACGAGAAGGGCAAGTCCTATTCCCTGCGGGTGCAGGCGACGGTCAACGCCGTCATCGGCGCGGATGTTCATAATCTGCAGATCGAAGCTGAGGTCGATTCGAACAGCGTCTCTGTGACGGCAAACGCACACGTCTCGTCCATGACGGCGGGTGCCATTACTGCAAACGTATTCACTGCGAATGCGCTCGCCGGCCAACCGGTCACTGTGAATGCGACGGCTGCCGCGGCCATTGCTGACTCCGTCTGGGCCGAGACCGCGGCGAACTACTCGACAGCGGGCTCGATGGGCTTTGTGCTTCAGGATGCGCAGAGCCTGAATGCCATCGTTGCCGCTGTTGCCGCAGCTGTAACCGCAGGTTCCATTGGCGCGGTGACTGTCGGGGCGACCTCTCAGGCCGCCATTGCAGATGCGGTGTGGGATGAGGCTGGGTCAGGTCACGTGGCTGCCGGTAGCTTCGGCGGGCGGCTCAACGTCACGATCAACAGCATGACGGCTGGAGCAATCGGCCCAGTCACGGTGAGCTCCACCTCACAAGCGGCGATCGCGGACGCCATCTGGGACGAACCGAAGGCCGGTCACACGACAGCCGACACCTACGGCGAATATCTGGATGCGACCCTGAGCGCCGTGAGGGCGAAGACGGATCTGATCTTCGCGGGCACGGGCAACTCAATCGCTGCGGACATCAAGTTCGTGAACGGCGTGTCTGTGACTGGAAACGGCCAGAGCGGGACCGAGTGGGGCCCGGGTAGCTAACTGTGGCAAATGCCTGGGGCACCTCCTGGGGCGGTGATGCTGGCGCGTGGCTGACCTCGTGGGGCTCGGCAGGAAGTACTCCGACCCCCACGCCAACGCCGACTCCCACGCCCACACCGGCTGGAAGCTCGAAGCGCCGTCGTCGCTCATACGTTGAGATCGACGGTGAGACGTTCGAGGTTCGAGATGCCCAGCACGCTCAGGCCCTGCTCGAACGTGCGCGGGAGGTGGCAACCCGCCACGCGAAAGAACTTGCCGAACAGGCGGTACAGAAGTCCCGCAAGGTCGGAAAGAAGCCCGTTGCGCTTCCGACCCCCCAGATCAGCAGCCCAGACCCTGAACTGAGGAACGTGATTCGGGAGGCGCGGCAGAAGATCAATGCCGTCTATCGCCAAGCGGCTATCGATACTGAGCTTGCGCTGCTCATGGCGCGGAAGCTTGCGGAAGAGGACGAAGAGGAAGCGATTCTGCTTCTACTGTGAGGGCGACCAAGCCAAAAGGCAGTCGCAAAATCAAATGGCTGGGATTGAAATCAATGGCTGGCGCACCGGCTGGTAACCAGAACGCGCGCAAGGCGAACCGCATGCTGACGGACGCCCTGAAGCGTGAGTTGACTCAGAATCCGGAAGACTGCCGGCTCATTGCGCGTATGCTGATCGACAAGGCCAAGGCCGGGGAGCCGTGGGCACAGGCTTTGATCCATGACCGGGTAGACGGCAAGGCGCCTCAGCCGCACACGGGTGGAGACGAGGACGACCCGCCGATCCGCACCGTGAGCCGCATCGAACTGGTAGACCTTGACCGCGGTTCAGGTCGCTCTCCCCCCGAAGCTTAAACCCGTATTCATCGGCCCGGCCGACGTACGCGGAGCATGGGGAGGGCGAGGCTCGGGCAAGACGCGCAGCTTCGCGAAGATGGCCGCTGTGCGTGGCTACATGTACGGCCAGGAAGGCATTAGCGGAATCATCCTCTGCGCCCGCCAGTACATGAACTCGCTGGACGACTCCTCACTGGAGGAGGTCAAGCGAGCCATCGAGGAAGAGCCGTTCCTCGCCGAGTACTACGAGGTCGGTGAGAAGTTCATCCGCAGCTACGATGGCCGGATCAGCTTCTCTTTCGCCGGCCTCGACAAGTCGATCGCTTCGATCAAGTCGAAGGGCCGCATTCTCCTGTGCTGGGTCGACGAGGCTGAGCCCGTCACCGAGGAAGCATGGATCACGCTGATCCCGACCCTGCGCGAAGAGGGCAGCGGCTGGAATGCTGAACTCTGGGTGACGTGGAATCCGAAGAATGAGCGGGCTGCGGTGGAGTCTCGCTTTCGCTTCAGCAAGGACCCGCTGGTAAAGCTGGTCGAGCTCAACTGGCGGGACAACCCGCGCTTCCCGGCGAAGCTCGAACGCGAAAGGCAGCGGGACCTCGAACAGCGTCCGGACCAGTACGAACACATCTGGGAAGGCGCATACGTCACGGTCATGGTCGGCGCGTACTACGCAAAGAGCATCGTAACGGCCAAGCAGGCGGGTCGCGTTGGACGGGTCGCCGCGGACCCGCTGATGAAGTACCACCTGTTCTTCGACATCGGTGGGACCGGTGCACGAGCCGATGCGGTAGCCATCTGGGTCTGGCAGGTCATCCGTCGCGAGATCAGATCCCTCGACTACTACGAGGCTGTGGGTCAGCCACTGGCCACGCACATCGAGTGGTTGCGGGAGCGCGGATACATCCCCAAGCGCTCCCAGATCTGGCTGCCGCACGACGGCGATACGAACGACAAGGTGCACAACGTCTCGTATGCCTCCGCGCTCAAGGACGCTCACTACAGCGTCGAGGTGATCCCGAATCAGGGCGCTGGCGCAGCCAAGAAGCGCATCGAGGCGGGCCGTCGGCATTTCCCTGCGATCTGGTTCCACGCTCCAGAGGGTGCGGACCACGAGAAGGTGCCGACCTGCGCTGGCGGCCTCAAGGCTCTCGGCTGGTATCACGAGAAGCGCGACGAAGAGCGCGGCATCGGGTTGGGACCGGAACATGACTGGGCGAGCCATGGTGCGGATGCGTTTGGTCTCGGCTGCATATGTGCTGATCGGATATTCGCCGAGTCAGACACTGACGGATGGAATCGCAAATTGAAGTACGACTCACGAGGCGTTGTATGAGCGAGGCCTGCGATACGTGCCACCAGAAGTGCGCAAGCCTGTGGGCCCTAAAAGGCTGCCCGGACTGTGGGCGAGATCTGCCATACGTGGGCAGTGCATGTTCTTTTGCTGGTGAGCCTGATGTGCATGGGTGGATCGAAACATCGGTCTATGAACGTGAGGGACGGAAGATGTTCGGTTCAAGTTTTGTGGAACTACACAAGGTGTTCTCGTGAAGCGGAAAGGCAAGGGCGGAAAGGGTAAGAAGGGCTGCTAGTGCCGGATACTCAAGCGCTTTTGTCCGCAATCGATGCGGCAGAAGCCAATTCCTATGGTGCCGATGACGAAGGCGATCTGGCATCCGAGCGCGCCCAGAACATCGACTACTACCTGGGGAAGAACACCGAGCCCGCGCCTGATGGCCGCTCGCAGGTCATCGACCGATCGGTGTACGAGACGGTGCAGTGGATCAAGCCCAGCCTCGCGCGCATCTTCGCCAATGGTGACGATGTGGTGGAGATCCCACCCGTTGGCCCAGAGGACGAAGAGGGCGCGAAGCAGGAAGCCGAGTACCTCAACTACGTCGTCCTCCAGCGCAACAACTGGTTCGAGATCTTCGACACCGCGTGCACGGATGCTCTCCTGACCAAGGCGGGCTATCTCTACCCGTACAAGGAGAAGCGCCGGCAGGTCGAGGTTGAGAAGTACGAGCGCCAGACGGACGAGGGCGTGGCGCTGATTCTCGATGACGATGCGGAGATCGTGGATCTGTCCTCGTATCCGGACCCGGACTACAAGGAACCGCCGCCGCAGATGGTGCAGGACCCGATGACGGGCCAGCCCATGATGATGCCGCCTCCACCGGCCCCGATGCTGCACGACATTACCGTGCGGCGAACCGTGGAGGAGGTGAAGTTCTGCGTACTCGTGCTGCCGCCCGAGCGCTGCAAGATCGCGAAGACGACGACGACCGTACAGCTTCGGGAATCGCAGTACTTCGAGTACTACGACTACCCGACGCTGTCAGAGCTTCGGGCCCAGGGTTACGAGATCGATGACGACATCGCCTCGGACCCCGAAGCACAGCCCGAGGAAGACTCGGCGCGCGACCAGTACGGCGAGAACGCATGGCTTCTGGACGAGCGCACCGACCCCGCGAGCAAGCGGGTGGTGTGTCGCTGGGTCTGGATCAGGCACGACTACGACGAAGACGGCATCGCCGAGCTTCAGCATGTCGTGCGCGTGGGCAACAAGGTCCTGCACCGGGAGGAAGTGAACCGTATCCCGGTCGCGGTGCTGTGCCCCGATCCGTTGCCGCACCGGCATGTGGGCCTGTGCCCGGCCGATGTGACCATCGAGATCCAGCGCCAGAAGACCGCGATTCTCAGGCAGGGTCTCGACAATCTCTACCTGTCGAACAACCCGCGCACGTTCGCGACCAGCAACGTGAATCTGGACGATCTGCTGGTATCGCGTCCGGGCGGCATCGTTCGCGGCAAGGCGGGCGCGATCTTCGGGCAGGACATTGCCCCGATGGCGGTTCCCTTCGTCTTCCCGCAGGCGATGGAAGGGCTGGAGTACATGGACCAGGTGCGCGAGAACCGCACCGGGACGAATCGGTACTTCACTGGCATAGACCAGAACGCGCTCAACAAGACCGCGACTGGGATTCAGCAGCTCTCGACCATGGCGGCCCAGCGGGTCGAGCAGATCGCCCGCCACTTCTCGGCCGGCATCTCCGAGTGCTTCGCGATCCTGCACGAGATCATCCTGAAGTCGGGTCACAAGCCCGATGTGGTGAAGCTCCGCGGCAAGTGGATTCAGGTGAATCCCGCCGAGTGGCGCCGCCGGTCGGACTTCAAGATCAGCGTCGGATACGCCGCAGGCAACAAGGACGCGATGGTCTCGCGGCTCATGATGATCGCCGCCCAGCAGATGCAGGCGATTCAACTCGGCCTGCCTGTGGTGCAGCCGCGCAACGTGTACGAGACGAACATCGAGCTTGCGAAGGCGGCCGATATGTCCACGCCTGAGCGGTTCTTCACCGATCCCGCGACGTTGCCGCCGCCCGGCCCGCCGCAGCCTGACCCGACTGTGATGGCTGTCGAGCAGATGAAGCAGCAGACCGAGGGCGCGAAGATCCAGAGCAACGAGCGCATCAAGGTTGCGGAGTTGAAGGAGCAACGCTACGAGACCGACACGGAAGCCAACGTGAAGCTGGCTATCGCCAATCAGCAGGCGACTCACGCCCGCGAGATGGAGGGTGTGAAGGGCAACATCCAGGCGGGCCTGAAGCGCATCGATGCCGACCATTCGGAGCGGCTCGAACGCCAGCGCAGTCACACATCGTTGCGCATGGCCAAGGCGAAGGGCGTCGATCTCCTGCCGGAACCGGAGGACGAAGTGACACGAGAAGAAGCCGAGCAGATCCAGCAGCAGATCATGGCGCTTGGAGATGCGGTGAACCAGCTCGCCCAGACCATGACTCGTGCCATGACGGCCCAGCGTCGCATCCGACGCGGCAAGGACGGCAGGGCAGAGGGCGTGGACGTCGTCGACTCCGATGGCAACCTGCTCATGCAGCAGGCCGTGCAGCGTGGCGCGGATGGGCGGATCGCGGGTAGCGCTTGAGTCTCCAGACCGACGTTGATCGCGCCCAGCACGCCGAGCGGCTGCTGCAAGATCCGCTGCTAACCGAATCCTTCGAACTCGTACGCAAGGCCATCGTGGAGAAGTGGGAGATGACTCCCCTCCGCGATCGCGATGGCGCGCACGAACTGAAACTCATGCTGAAGCTCTTGGGCGATGTGAGAGCCAATCTGGAGCAGGCCGTGGCGGACGGGAAACTCGCCGCCGAGGAACTCCGACAACAAGCACGTCGCGAACAGTCGCCACGGGAATTCCGGGCGAGCTACCCCAGAAGGTAATCAATGGAATCTCAGATTCAGACCCCCGAGCAACCGTCACAGGACTCTGGGCTGCAGGATCGTATTGCCGCGAAATTTGGTGGCAGCGATCCGGAACCGGCCGAACCCA